ATGACAACGTTTCCGCAGGTGTTGAGGGTTCCGGAAACCCTTCCCGGAAGGGTATCGGGAACCCTACGCCCGGCACCCTCGGGGAAAGGGGAATGGTTACGGCCGTAAGTAGTGCTTCCCCTTCCCCCGTACCTCGAGCCTCGGGTCCCCGCCCCCGACCTTCGGCCGGGGGCCGCGCGAGCGCGCGCGAAGCCGAGCCCACCACCGCGCCGCCGGCACCCCCCTCCGACCGATGCCCGAAACACCTCGACGACCCCGACCCGCCCAACTGCGGCCGCTGCGCCGGCGCCCGCAAAGCCCGAGCCCGCTGGGAAGTCGCGAACGCCGAACGCCGACGCACCTCGCCGCAATGCCGCACCCACCGGGGCCAGCCCGCTCACAACTGCGCGCTCTGCCGCGCCGACCAACTCGCCGCCGAGGAGACACCTTGAGCCCAAAGCCGTTCGCGCGCGCCGCCGCCGTCTTCGGCGCCCTGGTCCTCGTCCTCGCCTGGGCCGCCGCGCTGCAGGCCCACACCGTGCCCGTCGTCGCCGTTTGCACCGTAGGCGGTCTTGCGGTTGGCGGGCTGCTGCTCAAGGCGATGCGGAACCGCTCATGAAACTCGACGACGTCCACACCATGCTCGCCGCCAGCATCAACGTCGATGCGCTCAAGGCCAACCTGCCCAGCCCCGCCGAGTTCGAGCGCATCCTCCGCGAGCGATACGCGCCGCTGCTCTCCGCCGAGGACTACGCCCGCCTCCGCACGATGTGCGGCCTCGGCCAGATCCTCGACGGCGAGGTGGTCACACCCCGACCCGCGCTGGCGCAGCAGACCGACGATGCACCGCACACCTGACCCCGCCAACATCGGCCGCCGCGGCACCCGCTGGCGCAACGCCAAAGCCGCCGCGTTCCAACTGTGGGGCACCGACTGCTGGTGGTGCCACCACCCCGGCGGCTACGAAGGCGACCACCTCATCAGGCTCGCCGACGGCGGCGACCCCTACGACCCCAACAACATCCGGCCGGCCCACGGCAGCAACTACCCCTGCCCCGTCTGCATCAGCCCGTCGACGGGCAAGCCACGCTGCTGCAACCAGGAACGCAACCGCAGGTCAAAGCCAACACGAACCACGATCATGATCGACCCAATTACGATCTGAGCCAGTTTTTTGAGGAGAGGACGAGCCAGTTCACCCGCCGACGTGAATCTTTTTGTGTGCACGGCGTGAATAACCCAAGCCTTGATCGTCACGGAGAGCAGTTATGACTGTGAGTGAAGCACTTCGCGACGAACTTGCCGGAATGCCGAAAGCCGTGCAGGAGAGCACGCTCGCCGCGGGCGCACGGGTGGCCGCGAAGATCCTCGACCACAATCCTGGCGCGCGTGATGCGGCCTCGCTGCTCAAGGAGTTGCGTGCCACGATGGCCGAGTTGAAGATCTTGGCCGAGCAGGCGCCGGAGGAGGCTGACCCGATCGATGAACTCAGCGAGCGCCGTGCTGCTCGGGTCGCAGACCCCGCGGGTGCGGACCGTACCGCAGGGGGCGGTCAGTAGCTGGGGGCCGGAGGCGATCGACCTGGCGGCGTCGATCGGGATCGCCCTCGACCCGGGCCAGGCCGACCTGATCACCGACGGGATGAGCGAGCGCGCCGGCGGGAAGTGGCTGGCGCCGACCGTGGTCGACAACGAGCCGCGGCAGAACGGCAAGGGCGTCGTGCTCGAGGTGCGGGCGCTGGCCGGTGTGCTGCTGGTCCGGGAGCCGCTGGTCGTGTGGACCGCGCACGAGTTCAAGACCGCCCACCAGGGCTTCCTGCGGATGAAGGAGCACGTCACCAATTGGGATCACATCCGCAAGCGCGTCCGGGCGATCCGCTCGAGCACCCACGCGACGGAGATCGAGTTCTGGAACCCGACGCGGCGCATCGCGTTCCTGGCGCGGTCCGGCGGATCGGGCCGGGGCTTCGCCGGGGTCGCGCCGCTGTTCTTGGACGAGGGCTACGCGCTGACGCAGGAGCAGTTGGCGGCGTTGCAGTTCGCCACGTCGGCGCACCCGAACCCGCAGGTGTGGAACATGTCGTCGGCTCCGTTGGCCGACTCGGAGGTGTTCCGCGGGATCTGCGCGCGTGGCCGTAAGGGCTCCCGGCTGATGGTCTACTACGAGTGGTCGGCCAGTGGGAAGCTGAGCGAGCTCCGGAAGCTGGTGACCGACAACAAAGCCCTCAGCGAAGCCGACTTGGCCACGGACCGTGGCCGACAGTTGCGGGACCAGCTGCTGGCGAAGGCTGCTGAGGCGAACCGGTCGTTGGGCCGGCCGGGCGACGTCGGGGTGTCCGTGACATCGATCGAGTCGGAGCTGGAGAACGTCGGCGTCGAGCAGTTCCTCCGCGAGCGGCTCGGCGTGTATTCGGAGCTGGAGGCTGGCGGGAAACTCGATCCGGAGGTGTGGGCAGACCTCGGCGATCCGCAGTCGCGGCGGGCGGGAGATGTGGCGATCGCGGTGGACATCTCCCCGGAGCGGGACTGGGCGGCGATCGGCCTGTTCGGGCACCGGGAAGACGGGCTCGGCCACCTGCAGCTGGTCTACTACGGGCCGGTGCCGGCGCTCGTCGACCGGCTGGTGCAGTGGCGGGACGCGGTGGATCCGGTGGCGGTGGGCATGGGCCGCGGCACGTACGAGTCGCTGAAGACGGACCTGAAGGAGGCCGGTTTCGTGCGGCCGCAGGACCGGCCCGCGGTGCCTGTGCGTGGTGAGGACGACGACCCGCACCCGCCGCAGCGTGGGGACCTGGCGGTGCTGACCGGCGTCGACATGGCGGCCGCGTGCGGGCAGCTGGTCGACGCGGTGCGCGAGCGGACGTTCCGCCACGTGCCATCGCAGCAGCTCGATGATGCGGTCGCGGTGGGGCGTACGCGTAAAGTGGGTGAAACGATCTTGTGGGCGAGGGCCGGCACGGACACGGATGTGACCGGGCTGGTGGTGGTGACCGAGGCGCGGTGGGTGTTCTACGCCCGGCAGGGCGTGACGGTCGAGGTGGAATGGGATCCGATCGGCGTGTGGTGAGGAGGCGACGGTGACGGTGTTGTCGGCGCGGTGGCGTCCACGCTGGGATGTGGCCGTCGCCCGGGCGGCCGGCCTCGCTGGCGCCGGCGTACGGCTGGTCGGCCGCGGCCTGCCGGGAACCGCGGGCCCGCTGATCGTGTCGTTGGGGTTGTGGATGGCGTGGCGGCCGCTCGGCGTGGTGTTCGCCGGCGCCGTGCTGTGGGCTCTCGATCGGAGGGTCTGATGGAGATGTCCGCGGTGAGCCCGGGGGTCGCTGCCCGGGCAAGGAAACGCGGTGGCGCCCCGGCGGTGTCGGCGAGCGACCGACCCGGCCGGGGACCGTCAAGGCGAGCGAACTGATGGGCATCTGGTTCGGCACCAAGCCGGCGCAGGAACGCCGCTACAACGGCTTCTCCGTCTCGTCGTGGGGGAACACCGCCCCACCGGCGCCGGCCGGCGTCCGTGACTCGCTGACCGCGCTGACCGCCTCGTCCGAGGTGAGCCTGCAGACGGTCGCGATGTGGGCCGCCGTCGACCTCGTCAGCTCGCTGGGCAGCGAACTCCCGATCGACGTCATCCGCGGGTCCGGATCGTCGAAGAAGATCTTGCCGCTACCGGCCTATCTGCAGGACCCGGGCGGCGACGGGTACGGCATCGAGGACTGGATCGCCCAGCTGCTCGTGAACTGGATGCTGCGGGGCAACAACAACGGGAAGATCCTCGGCTGGTCGCGGGACTCCAATTCGGCGTGGCCCACGCAGATCCAGCTCATCCACCCCGACCGGGTGAGCGGCTGCTACGACGAGAATGGCCGGCCCGAGTGGCGGGTATCCGGCATGGACGTCGCGCCCGGGCAGATGTGGCACCGCCGGGTGCACACGATCTCCGGCCGGCTGATGGGCTTGTCTCCGGTGCAATACCAGGCATCCACCCTCGGCCTCACCCTGTCCGCGACCAGGTTCGGGCTTGACTGGTTCTCCGAGGGCGCGCACCCGTCCGCGATCCTGCAGTCGAGCACGCCGCTGAACGAGACAAGGACGAAGGGCGCGAAGGCAGCGTTCTTGCGCGCGGTCCGCGGCCGCGAACCGGTGACGCTGGACGGGACCTGGGAGTACAAGACGATCCAGGTCAACCCGGAGGAGTCCCAGTTCCTGGAGACGAACAAGTTCTCCCAGGCGCAGGTGGCCAGGATCTTCGGGCCGGGCATGGCCGAGGTTCTCGGTTACGAGTCCGGCGGCTCTCTGACCTACAGCACGGTGGAGGGCCGCTCCCAGCACCTGCTCGTCTACGCGCTGAACAAGTGGCTGCGCCGGGTTGAGCGGGTCCTGACATCGATGCTGCCCCGCGGCCAGTACGCCCGCCTCAACCGGTCCGCGCTGCTGGAGCCGACCGTGCTCGACCGGTGGCGCGTCTACCAGCTGCAGCTGTCCACGAAGGCGCGCACCGTCAACGAGGTCCGCGACGATGAGGACTGGCCGCCGGTGCCCTGGGGCAATGAGCCGCCGGCCGCGCCCGCCCCGATCCCGGCGCCGGCCGATCCGGCGAACCCGCCAGCAGACCCGACGATGGGAGACCCCGGTGCACAACAAGGCTGACCGCGCGACCCGCCGCGGGACGGAGACACGCGCCTACCCGGTCCGCCTGGAGGTCCGCGCCGCCAGCGCCGAGCAGGCCACGATCGAGGGCTACGCGTCGGTGACCGAAGCCCCGTACGAGATGTACGACTTCCTCGGCTCGTACACCGAGGTGATCCGGAACGGCGCGTTCGCGAAGACCCTCGCCGAGAACCCGCAGGTGCAGCTGCTACTCAACCACGGCGGCCTGTCGATGGCCTACACCCGGGCCGGGACGTTGCGCCTGGCCGAGGACTCCACCGGTCTGCACATCGCCGCCGACGTGAACACGGGCCGTTCCGACGTGCGGGACATGGTGGCGGCGCTCGCCGACGGCAACGTCGACGAGATGTCGTTCGCGTTCCGTGTGCCGGCGGGCAAGTCGCAGTGGTCCCCGGATTACGACCAGCGGGACATCCTCGAGGTGGACATGCACCGCGGTGACGTCTCGGTGGTGAACTTCGGGGCGAACCCGGCCACCGCGGCGGCGGTGCGCGGGCAGGACCTCGACGCCATGGACGAGACGGCGGCGCGGGAGTTGTACGAGCGGCTCGGCCGCCGCCTCGCCTCGCCGGCGTCGGCGGGGCCGCGGGGATTCGAGCTTGATCTTTTCCAGACCGAGCTGGATATGCTTGCGTCCTGAAACAACTGAACATTTGTCTGTGCGGCTAGCCGGGCCGCGAGCCGGACCCCGAACGTAGGGGCACCACTCGCAGGAACCACTCGACGTGAGCAGACCCACCGAACCCGATCGACAAGAGGGGGGTGGGGACTCTCATGCTGGAGTTCCTGCGGCAGCAGCTCGCGAAGCTGCTCGAACGGCGGGCCGCGCTGCGGTCCGACCTGGACAAGGTGATCGCCGAGGCACGCTCGGCGAAACGTGACCTGACCGACGACGAGAAGACCCGGTTCACGGCCGGCACCGAGGAGCTGCGCAAGCTCAACGGCGACGAGGACGACCTCAAGCGTCAGATCGCCGATGCCGAGGAGACCGAGCGGCGCGAGCAGGCAGCCGCGTCGGGCCGGGCCGAGACCGGGCAGACCGGGCAGCAGCGCACCGGCGGCGCGACCATCACCAGCGAGCCGCAGGTGTACGGGCGCGGTTCCGGCCGGTCCTACTTCCACGATCTCGCCCTCGGGCAGCTGCGCCACGACCCGGCCGCCCTCGGCCGGCTGGATCGCCACGCGGCCGAGCTGCGCGTCGAGCTGCCCGCCCGGGAGGCGCGCCGCGAGGCGCGGTCCCGCGAGCAGATGGATGACCTCGGGTCGTCCGAGCGGTGGCGTGACGAGCAGCGGGCGGCCGCGTTCGAAACCCGCGTCAACCCGAACCGCACCGACGGGCAGGGCGGCTACTTCGTGCCGCCGCTGTGGCTGATCGACCAGTTCGTCGGGCTGCCCCGGTTCGGGCGGCCGTTCGCCGACAGCGTGCGCGGCATGGAACTGCCGGCCGGCACCGACTCGATCAACCTGCCGAAGGTGGCGACCGGCACGGCGACGGGCGCGCAGACCGCCGACGGTGCTGCGGTCACCTCGACGGACCTGACCGACACCAGCGTCTCCGCGTCGGTGTACACGGTGGCCGGTCAGCAGGACGTGGCGATGCAGCTGCTCGACCAGTCGCCCGCGCCGGGCTTCGACCAGATCATCTTCTCGGATCTGCTCGCCGACCTGGCGCTGCGGCAGGACGTGTATGCGCTGAACGGTTCCGGGTCGTCCGGGCAGCCGACCGGCGCCCTCAACGTCTCCTCACCGAACTCGGTCACGTACACCGATGCGTCGCCGACGCTGCCGGAGATGTACGTGCCGTGGGTCCAGTCCGTGAGCCAGATCTTCTCCAACCGGAAGATGCCGGCGACCGCGACGTTCGTGATCCCGGCGATCTGGTACTGGGCATGCGCGAACCTCGACACGACGGGCCGCCCGCTCATCCAGCCGGTGCAGGGTGCCCCGTTCAACCCGATGGCGCTGCAGACGGGTGAGATCGCCGAGGGCCCGGTCGGGAACCTGACCGTCGGTACGCCGGTGATCCTCGACGGGAACATCCCGACGAACCTCGGTGGCGGCACGAACGAGACGCGGATCCTCACCGCCCGCACCTCCGACCTGTACCTGTGGGAAGGGCCGATCCAGAGTCGCGTCCTGACCGAGGTGCTGTCCGGGACGCTGCAGATCCGGTTCCAGACCTTCCGATACGCGGCGTTCATGGCCAACCGGCTCCCGAAGGCGATCAGCATCGTCTCGGGCACCGGCATGATCCCGACGTCCGGCTACTGATCGGCGGCCCTGATCATGGCTGACCTTCTCGCCGAACTGGGCGGCTACCGAGCCGAGCTCGCCCGCTACGACCGCCTCGGCCGGACCGAGCGGGCCGCGGCCGTCCGCGACCAGATCGACCGGCTGATCACCACGGTCAGCGCCGAGGCCGACCGTCTCGACGCGGTCTCGGACAACCACATGAGCGCCGGCCAGGACCTGCAGGCCGCCCGGGCGACCATCGAGGCGCGCCGGCTGCGGGCCGCGCTCGCCGACCTAGGCGTCGCCCAGCCCGGGGCAGCCGAGCCCGAGGTGGCCGAGCTGGGCGTGCCCGAGACGGCCGCCGACAGCACGCCGCGGGAGACCGCGGTAACGACCAGGAAGGGGCGGGCCAATGCCTGACCTCGTCAACGGCGTCTACCCGGTCAAGAACCCGCAGTGGCTGTCCAACGGCCAGCCGTCCGGCGTGTTCCGCGAGTCGCTGCCGCTCGGCCGCCTGCAGGCGGTGTCCAACATGGCGTCGCCCGGCACCGGCGTGATGCTGTCGGTGGCGTTGCCGCTGCAGGCCGGCGACGTCGTGACGTCGCTGACGTTCCTGTCCGGGGCGACCGCGGCCGCCACCCCGACGAACTGGTGGTTCGCCCTCTACGACACCAGCGCGACGGCGGTGCTGCTGCGGCAGAGCGCCGATCAGCTGACCGCGGCGTGGGCGGCGAACACCGCCAAGACGCTCGCGCTGGCCACCCCGTACACGGTGCCGGCGACGGGCGTGTACCGGGCGGCCGTGATGGTCGCCGCGGCCACCCCGCCGACGATCGCCGGGCTGAGCCTGGAAGCCGCGGCGGCCGCCGGCGCGGTGGCGTCCGGGCAGCTGATCCTGGCGCAGACCTCCGGGTCCGCGCTGACCGGCACGGCCCCGGCCACGATCGCGACCCCGACGACGGTCGCGACCGTGGCGTACTGCGCCGCTACCTGACCGCACGGGGCCGGGGAAACGCCGGCCCGGGCACCCCAGGGCCCGGGCCGGCCGACCCGCACGAGGGAGGTGCGCATGGCCAGCAACCTGTACGCCGACCTGGAAGAGCTGAAACGAGCTCGGAAGGTCACCGACACCAACGACGACGTCGACCTCACCGCCGCGCTGCAGCGCGCCTCCCGCGCGCTCGACGAACGTTGCCGCGGCCTGGGCGGCCACTTCTACGCCGACAGCGTGGCGTCGGCGCGCGGCTACTACACCGCCGACGACGCGTACTACACCCGCAAGGGCGAGGTCCTGGCCGTCGACGACATCTCGTCGGCCGCCGGCCTGGTCGTGGAGGTCGGCGACGGCACCACCTGGGTGACGGTCACCGGCTACGACCTGGCCCCGGACAACGCGCTCGTGAAGGGCCGCGCCGTCGAGGGTCTGATCCGGCCGCTGGGCTGCTGGTCGACGTCGCCGCGGGTGCGGGTGACCGCCCTGTGGGGGTGGCCGGCGGTGCCGGACAACATCGCCCAGGCGACGCTGCTGCTGGCCAACCGCCGGTTCATGCGCCGTAACTCGCCCGAAGGCGTGGCCGGCTGGGCTGACCAGGGGGCGATCCGGGTGTCCCGGTTCGACCCCGACATCGAAGACCTGGTCGCCGACTACGTGCTCCCGGGGATCGGCTGATGAACCTCGACGACGTGATGGACGAGGTCGCGGCCGTGCTCGCCCAGATTTCCGGGCTGCGTGTGCACGCCTACCCGCCGGACTCGCTGACCGACCCGGCCGGCTACGTGTCGTACCCGCAGAGCGTCGACTTCGACCAGACGTACGGCCGCGGCGAGGATCAGTTCACCGACCTGCCGATGGTGCTGGTCGCGTCCCGGGTGACCGACCGGGCGGCCCGGACCACGGTCTCCCGCTGGGCGGCCGGTTCCGGCGCGCAGTCCGTGAAGGCCCACATGGAAGCCCACACCTGGCAGTCGTGTGACGACCTGACCGTGACGTCGTGCGAGTTCGACATCGAAACGATCGCAGGCCAGCCGTATCTCGCCGCGGTCTTCAAGGCAACTGTCGTAGGCCCGGGAGAGGACTGATGGCCACCACCCTGAACGCGATCGTCACGGCGTCGATAACGACGACGTTCCGCAACATTCTCGACCTGTCCACACCGGTCGACACCCTGTCCGAGATCAAGAAGATCGAGCTGGCCAACGGCACGTCGGCGAACCAGGCCGACCTGTGTTTCCACGACCAGCGCACCGTCGCCGCCTCGGGTACCGACGCCATCGACCTCGCCGGGTCGCTGGCCGGGCCGTTCGGCGCGGCGCAGGTGTTCGTGGAGCTGCGCGCCGTCTTCGTGTTCGCGGCGGCGGCGAACACCAACAACGTCCGGGTCAACAGGCCAGCGAGCAACGGCGTGCCGCTGTTCCTGGCCGCGTCCGACGGCATCGACGTCCCGCCCGGCGGGCTGTTCATGTGGGCCTGCCCGGCCGACGGCAAGGTCACCGTGACGGCGGCCACGGGCGACCTGCTCAACATCGACAACTCGGGTGCCGGCACGAGCGTCACGTACGACGTCGTGATCCTCGGCTGCTCGGCCTGAGAGGGGGCTCGTCGTGGCGCGCAAGCACTCCAAGCTGACCGTGATCATCATCGCGGGCAACAACATCTCCACGGACTGCACGGACTCTCAGTGCGAGCAGAGCAGCGGCACCGAGGACACGACCACGTACGGCAAGAACGCCGTCGTCAAGGACCCGACCCTGCTCGACGGGGCGTTCTCCTGCAGCGGCAAGTACGCCGATGGTGCGACTGGCCCGCGGGCCGTCCTCAAGCCGCTGGTCGGCACGAAGGTCAACGTGAAGTACCGCCCAGAGGGCACCGGCTCGAACCTGCCGCAGGACAGCTTCGACGCGGTCATCACCAAGTACGCCGAAACCGCGCCGGTCGCCGGCTACCGCTCGTGGGCCCTCGAAACCGAGCCGTCCGACGTGTGGGACCCGACCCCGCAGACCTGAGGAGCAGCAGCATGACCGAATACGCCAGCTTCGACGACCTCGTCTCCGGCGTCCTCGAGGACGGCGCCGAGGACCTCACCCTGCCCTCCGGCAAGGTGGTCCGGGTGCGCGGTCTGTCCCGGCACGAGCTGATCTTCAACGGTAAGGGCACCGAGGACACCGCGCTGATCGAGCGCCGCAACGTCGTCGCCTGCCTCGTCGAGCCGAAGCTCACCCTTCCCCAGGTGGAGCAGTGGCAGCGCACGTCCCCGGCCGGCGGAGACCTCCGGGTGCTGTCGGAGAAGATCCGCGACCTGTCCGGGCTCGGCGAGGGGGCCGACAAAAGCGATCTACGAGAGGTTCGAAGAGAGGCCTGACGAGGAGTTCGACCACTTCCTGGTGCTGAAGCTGGGCTGGCGGTCGGTGGCGGAGATGCGCCGCGGCATGTCGGCGGCCGAGTGGCAGCGGTGGAGCCTCTACTTCCAGCGGCGCAACCAGGAACGCGAGTTGGCGATCGAGCAGGCGAAGAGGTGAGCAGGTGGCGGGGAAAAGCTGGACCGATACGAAGATCTCCGTTGAAGGCCTCGCCCAGGTCAACCGCGCCCTCCGGCAGATCGACAAGGACGCTCCTAAAGAGCTACGCCTTGCCCTGAACTCCGCGGCCCAGCTGCTCGTGGACCGCACCCGGCCGAAGATCCCCGAGCGGTCCGGCGCGGCCCGCCGGTCCCTGGTGGCCCGGTCGACGCGCACGTCCGCCCGCGTCGGTATCGGCGGCAAGAAGGCGCCGTATGTGCCGTGGCTCGACTTCGGCGGGAAGACAGGCCGGGACCGGTCCGTGGACCGCCCCTTCTTCAAAGAGGGCCGCTACCTCTACCCGACCCTGCGTGAGGTGCGCCCGGAGATCGAGAAGCAGCTCCAGGGCGCGCTGACCGCGGTGATCCGCGGCGCCGGGCTTCAGGAGAGTTGATGGGCAACGTCGTCACCCTGGAGTTCGCCGGGGACGCCACCAAGCTCCAGCAAGCCTCGAAGGACTCGGTCAAGGCCACCGACGATGTCGTGGATGCGGCGAAGAGCGCCGGGCAGACGTTCCAGGACTCCGGCAAGGAATCGGCCAGCTTCACCGACAAGATCGGCAAGCTCGGCGCCGGCATCACCGGCATGGGCGACGCCGTCGATGATGCGAGCGGGGCACTGCAGGGCCTGGCGGACATCCAGAACGCGAACGTGGAACGCGCGGCCGCGCTGGCCCGCGCCCAGGGCGACGTCGAGCAGGCGCAGCTCGACGGAAAGCAGGCCGCCAGGGATCTGCGGCAGGCGCAGCTGGACGTCAACCAGGCGCAGCGCGACGGCCGGCAGGCCGCGATCGATATCGAGGGCGCCCAGAACAACGTCAACCGGGCCCAGTTCGAGGCCCAGCAGGCGGGCGACGCGCTCGCGAAGGCGATCAAGGAGCACGGCAAGGGCAGCGACGAGGCCAAGGCCGCGGCCCTCGACTACGCGGATGCGCAGACGGCGGTCAAGCAGGCCAACGAGGATGTGCGGCAGGCGCAGCAGGACGCGCAGCAGGCCGTGGAGGACGGCAAGCAGGCCAACCAGGATGCGGCCCAGGCCGTCCGTGACAGCAAAGATTCCCAGCTCGATCTGAATGACGCGATGCGGGAGGCGCATCCGCCGCAGCTGCAGCAGTGGGCCAACGACCTGAACACGATCACCCCGCTGGTGACCGGCATCATCGGCTTGACCGGGCTGGCCACCGCCGGCCAGTACGCGTGGACGGCGGCGACCAACGCCGCGTCGATCGGGGCGAAGATATGGGCGGCCGCGCAGTGGGTGATGAACAGCGCCCTGTGGGCGTCCCCGATCACCTGGATCGTCGCCGCGGTCGTCGCCCTGGTCGCGGTGATCGTGCTCATCGCCACCAAGACGGACTGGTTCCAGAAGCTGTGGCGCGCGTCCTGGGGTTGGATCAAGTCCGCGGCCAGCAACACCTGGGACTTCATCAAGAAGATTCCGGGCTGGCTGGGCGACGCCTTCAAGGGCATCGCGAAGGTGCTGACCTGGCCGTTTAGGACCGCCTTCAACCTGATCGCGGACATCTGGAACAACACGATCGGCTCGCTGTCGTGGTCGGTGCCGGGCTGGGTTCCGGTCATCGGCGGCAACACGATCAGCGTGCCGCACATCCCGAAGTTCCACACTGGCGGCGTCGTGCCCGGCGCGCCCGGCTCCGAGATGCTCGCCGTGCTGCAGGCCGGCGAGACCGTCACCCCGGCGGGCGGGAGCACGGTCATCGAGATCCGGTCCGGAGGGAGCCAGCTTGACGATCTGCTGGTGGAGATCCTGTCGCGTGCTGTTCGCCGTCGCGGCGGCAATGTGCAGCTCGCTCTCGGCGGCCGCAATGCCTAAGAACAACGTGGCGCTCGAGCTCTACTACGACGGGGCGTGGCACGACCTGGTCGCCAACGACGATGTGTTCGCCGATACGCCGATCACGATTACGCGCGGCCAGGGCGACGAGGGCGTCGCCCCGCGGCCCTGCACCATCGGGTGCAGGCTGGCCAACGACGACGACATGTACCGCACCAGCAACCCCGAATCGCCGCTGTGGGGCAAGGCTGGCGTCAACACGCCGATGCGCGTATCCGTCGGCGGCGTCGTGCGCGGCCAGGCGGAGGCCTCGAGCTGGCAGGCCGGGCAGACTCGCGACTTCCGGGCCCGGCCGAAGCGGGGCAAGGCCTGGGTGGATGTGCAGGCTGGTGGGCTGCTGCAGCGGATCAACCAGTGGACCGAGCCTCTGAAGAGCGCGTTCCGGCAGTACAACGAGGGCCTCTCGCATGTGACCGGCTATTGGCCAGGCGAGCAGGTGCGCGGCTCGACCGAGCTGATCAGTGTCACGCCGGGCACTCAGCAGATCTTCTTCCAGAGCATCGCCCCGGAATCGCAGTACCGGCCGCTGGGCTCGGCGCCGCTGATGGACATGGGCAGCAGCGACGACGCCGAGGTCGGTGGCCGCTTCGCCCCGAACACCAGCGCGGACCCGACCGCAGGGTGGCAGCTGTCCTGGGCGGGCCGCTACGAACCGCTCGTGGACGGCGAGCAGGACATCATGGACTGGGCGACGACCGACGGAACCCAGTACGGGCTGTATCTGAACCCGACCACCGGGCAGATCCTGATCTACTCGACGAAGAGCGGCGTGCAGATCCTCGCCAGCGGCGGCTCGTACGGCTCGTACGACTGGTCGCAGTGGACGCTGTTCAGCATCGATGCCCAGTATTCTGCCGGGACGACCACGGTGTGGATCAACTGGACCAACGCCGACAACACGCAGAGCGGATTCTTCGCCCCGTCGTTCTCCGGTGCCCCGGAACAGCTGGTCTGGTGGGACATGAGCGTGTTCGCCGGCGTGCCGGGCGGCAGCACGTTCGGGCACGTCCTCGGCGCGAACGTGTCCAGCCTGGGCGGCGTGAACCTGTTCAGCGTTGCACGTATCTTCGCGTGGACCGGCTACCTCAGGGAGACCGCCGGGGCCCGGTTCGTTCGGCTGTGCAACCTGAAGAACATCGCCTACGTCGTCAGTTCCGGCTACACCGGGTCGACGCCGATGGGCCCGCAGCCGGTGGCGACGTTCGCCGAACAGCTGCGGGAGATATCCGCGACCGACGATGCGCTCATCCTCGATCACCGAACCGCGTTGCGCCTGTACATGCTCTGCGGAGTCGACCGGTACAACCTGAACTCGGTGCTGACCCTGAACGCGGCGGACAACCCGACCGGGATGCCGGCCCTGCCGACCGAGGTGACCGACGACCTCGGCGTGCACAACATCATCACCGCGTCGCAGCGGGACGGCGGCGAGTACGTGCTGCGCGATGACACCAGCGTGATGGGCACCCAGCCGCCGCCCAACGGCCGCGGCGAGTACGAGCAGCGGGTCGACGTGAACGTCGCCGACGAAACCACCGACCTGCCTCAGGTCGCGTCGTGGTGGTTGAACAAGGGCACCCTCACCCAGGCCCGCTTCCCGCAGGTGACCGTCAACCTGGCCGCCCTCGACCCGGCCGGCGTGGCCGAGGTCGAACAGGCCGACGTCGGCAGCATCATCACGATCATCAACTTCCGTGAGTACACGGTCAGGTTGTGGGTGCTCGGCTACACCGAGACGATCGGCTGGCCCAACACGCGCACCATCACGTTCACGTGCGCCCCGGACGAGATCTACGGCACCATCGCCGTCCTCGATCAGTTCCGGCTCGACTCGGCGACCACCATCCTCAAGGCCGCCGTCACCCAGTCCGACACCGCGGTCACGTTCCGCACCACCAACATCCTCGACGTGTGGGACACCGGGTCCGCCCCGTTCGACGTGAAGATCGCCGGCCAACGCAACCGGGTCACCAGCGTCGGCGCGGCATCGCTCGTCTCCGGCGCCTACGACCAGGCCGTCACGCTCGTCCGCGGCGTCGACGGCATCCGCAAGCAGCTCGCCGCCGGCGAGCCCGTACGGCTCGCCGCCGGCTACGGCCGGCTGGCGCTGTGAGGAGGCGACCATGACTCTCGGCGCAGGCGCCATCGTCACCGGCAGCGAGCTGATCGCCGCCCTGGGCGCCCCGGCGGAGCAGGTCTTCACGTCGTCCGGCACGTGGACCAAGCCCGCGAACGCCACCCTCGTCAACGTGCAGGTCGTCGGCGGCGGAGGCGGCGGAGGCGGCGCCGCCACCACGTCGGCGTCCTGGTCGTTCGGCGACGGCGGAGGCGGCGGGGAATACGCGAGCGGCTGGTTCACCGCCGCGTCGCTGGGCGCCACCGTCTCAGTCACGATCGGCGCGGCCGGCGCCGCCGGTACGCCGGGCGTGAGCGGCGGCAACGGCGGCACCACATCGTTCGGGAGCAGCATCACGGCCGCCGGCGGGACCGGGGGCAGCACCCGCGGGTCGAGCACGACGGCCCAGTTCTCCAGCGGCGGGCACGGCGGCACCGGCGGCACCGGCGGGACCGGCGGGACCATCCGCATCCCCGGATCGGTCGGCGGATCCGGGCTCGGTATCTCCGCCACCGCCGGCACCGGCCAGCGCGGCGGCGACGGCGGCCCGTCAGCCCTCGGCGGCGCCGCCGGCGGGAACTCCAACGGCGCCGGCACCAACGGGCTCGCCTACGGCGGCGGCGGATCGGGTGCCTCACTCGGCGGCACCAACACCGGCGTCAACGGCGGTACCGGGGCCGCCGGAGTCTGCATCGTCACCACCTACTACCAGATCTAGGAAGCCGCCATGACTAACAAGCTCACCTGGCCCAGCGTCGTCCTGGTCGCCGCGCTCGGCGCGGTGGCCTGCGTGCTCGCGGTGGCCACCACCATGTCGGCCGGCGACATCATCGCCGTGCTCGGCATCCTCGGCGCCGTCGGCGGCGGCGCCGTCGCCGGCGGGGCACTCGCCGGCGGCGTCGGCGCCCGCGTCGAACAGCTGCACGCCGAGACCACCGCCCAGACCACCACCCTCAACGCCCAGACGAGCACCCTCAACACCGTCGCGCAGCGCGTCAACGGCGAGCTGGACGCCCGGATCGAGGCCGGCATGCACGCCGCCGCCGACCGGGTCCTGACCGAGCTACGCACCCAAGGCGTGATCCGCTGATGACCGACCCGATCCTGATCGCCTGCCTCGTCCAGCTGCGCGCCGAGTTCAACGCGATCGCGCCAGCCCGGGACAAGACCTCGGACGGCTGGATCGGCGACACCGCCCACCAGGCCGAGGTCTCCGACCACAACCCGGACGAGACCGGCAACGTGCCGATCCACGACGCCGACAGCATCAACGAGGTCCACGCCGTCGACGTCGACTCCACGGGCCCGTGGCCGTTCGACGGCGGCATGGAAACGATCGTCCAGCACCTGCTCGCCCGGTGCCGGTCCGGCGCCGAAACCCGGCTGCGCTACCTCATCTACCGCCGCCGGACCTGGTCGGCCAGCTCGAGCTGGGTCGAGAAGGCCTACACGGGCGCGAGCCCGCATGAAGAGCACGCGCACTTCAGCGCGTCCTACAACACCGGCAAAGAGGCCTCGACAGCCTCGTGGCACCTGGAGGAACTCGTGGCACTCACCGACGACGACATCACCCGCCTCGTCAACGCGATCAAGGGCGCCGACATCAACCCCGCGGACGACAGCAGCTACAGCCTCGGCGGCGCCCTGTGGACCATGCTGGGCCGCAGCAGCGCCCTGAACTCGCTGCCCGCCCAGGTGGACGCGGTCGGCGCGAAGGTCGACCACGTCCTCGCGCTCCCGGCCACACCAGTCGACGTCGCCGCTCTGGCCACCCAGCTCGCGGAGGCCCTGCCGCCGGCACTGGCGGCGCAGCTCGCCAACGAGCTGGCCGCCCGACTCGCGGCGTGACCGGATGAGCATCTGGACGTGGCTGTGGCTCGGCTGGGGCATCTACTTCGCCGCCGTCGAGGGCGCGGCCCTGATGAATTCCCGCTCCGGGGACACCCTGTCCGAGCACGTGTGGGCGTGGCTCGGCTACGCGATGACCGGCCGCGGCGCGCTCCGGCAGCCGTCTGGATGGACACGGCTACGCCGGTTCACGCTGCTCGCGTTCCTGGCGTGGCTGGTCGCGCATTTCCTGACCGGTGGCGTGTTTTGAGCGGGGGCCAGCGGGGCGATCAGTTCGAAGGCAGGACAATGCCGTGGCTGGCGCAGGCCGCCTGCAGCCCGGTGACCGCCTCCATCAGCGGCCCCATGTAGGCGGAGGCCTTCGACTGGTCCGGGCCGATCTTCCAGACGATGTCGATCATCTTGGTGCCGTTGTCTCGGATCGAGGTGTCCTGGGAGTCCTGGAACTGGGTCCTCAGCTCGCGGTAGCGCTGCTCCGTGAGCGGCTCCTTGTTCTGGGCGACCGGTGTGTCTCGCAGACTCTCGCACGCCGTGACGCCCGTATCGGCCGCGGCCGGGGAGGGCGAGTCGAGTGCGGCGGGTGCGACGGCTGGCCGCGTGGTCGAGGTGATCCTGTTGTAGGCGATTTTGGCGAGCGCACCGAGCATCATCGCCGCAAGGCCGACCGCAATGCAGATGACGATGATCTTCCAGCGGCTCACAGGGCGCATGGCGGGCTGCTGCGGGTAGGTCACGACGCTCCCTGATCGACGGTGACGAGGCCATGACAGGGTGAGGCATCGACGCAACAGGCGGTAGCGGTCAGGCGACACAATCGGATGATCGTCGCGCCGAAGTGGACGATCGGGCGCCCGCGCCAATGGCCATACCCCCGGCCGGCCGGGGGGTACGGTGGAACCGGCGCGACCGGTTCTAGCGGGCCGGTCCGCCACCCCTGACCGCTAGCAGGGAAGTGACGATGGATCGCGCCTTCGGCGAAGAGCTTCGCCGTCTCCGCTGCGCACGCCGAATGTCCGTGCGCGATCTCGCCGAGGTCACGCACCATTCGAAGTCCAACCTCAGCGACTGGGAGACCGGCCGGAAGCCGCCGCCATCGGCCTCGATAGCTGCCGCGCTGGACACCCATCTGGCCGGCGGTGGCCGGCTCAAGGCGCTGCAGGCGGCAAGCGAGGCAATCGCCCGCCAGGAGCGCCTGCGTCGCGAGTCCGAGCGTCTCTGTGGCCAGCTCGCCGCAGTGGGGGCGGGCGACGCCGTCGATCGGGTAGGCAGCGAAGCGGCACGGCTGGCGGTCAGCTATCTGTCCAGCCCCGGCGCGGCCCTGATCGAGGAACTGACCGTGGCTCGCCGGGCCGCGATGGGCCAGCTCCGTGCGCGCAAGCTGCTCTCGACGTTTCAGATGCACAGCCTTGCCGCCGAGGTCGGCTACCTGTCGGGCGTGATGTCGTATGCGGCGCTCGACGACGGGCATCCGGAGCATGCGCTGGCCCATGCCGACGCGGCTTGGGAGGCTGCCGACCTGGCGGGTTCGGATCAGCTTCGGGCGTGGACGCGTGGCACGCAGTCGCTCATCCTGCGCTTCGGTCAGCGCTTCGGCGAGGCTCTCGACTACGCCCAGGATGGTCTCCGGTACGCGGGTACGGGTACGGCGCGTGCCCGGCTATTGGCCGGCGTCGGTCAGTCGTCGGCCAATCTGGGGGATGCGCGAGCAGCTCGACGGGCTCTCAGCGATGCGGAGGTGGCGTTCGACGAGCAGCGCGGCCGCGATGAGGTCGAGGGGGTCTTCACCTTCTCCCGCGCGAAGCTGCTGTACTACTCGGGATCGGCGCTGATCTGGCTGTCGGGCGACGAGGATGCCGAGCGCGCTCGGACTCAGGCGCACGCTGCGATCGGGCTCTGGATGCATGCGGGACCGGAGCGGTCCGTCGCGGATGAGGCTCTGGCGCACGTCTACGCGGCTACCGCGTCGCTGCAGTTGCGCGACTTGGAGAGCGCGGCTGTCGAGCTGGTTCCGATCTTGTCGATGCCGGAGGAGGGCCGGGTTTCGTGGATCGGGAAGCGGATGGATCGGATTGTTGGGATGCTGGTCGAGCCGCCATATGCGGGGGATCCGCTGGCCGCTGATCTCCTGGAACAGATCCGGTCTTACTGATCCTTCGCGTGTCCGCGCTTCGCTGACGGACCATTCGCGGACAGCCGCCTACTCCACAACGCGTGATCGTCCGCGCACGATCAGGTCTTGCGGCGGCGGGCGTGAGGGTTGACTGATCCCGGATCCGCCCGCCGCCGCCCAGACTCCACGCTGGGAGGCGAACGGATGCGCCTGCTCTACCTGCTCCCGCCCATACGTCGCTGGCGGTACCGCCGCCAGGTCGCCGCGCTGCACGCCGAGCAGCGTGCCTGGCGGCGCCAGGCCACGCAGCACAACGCCGCGGTGGCCCGGATCATCGCCCAGCCGCACCCGGACCCATGCCGGAACCGGCGATGAGCGAGCCGCTGCACGAGCCTCGCCAGCCGGAGTGGGATTGCAACTCCTGCGAGAAGCCATGGCCGTGCGATCCAGCACGCGAACGGCTGACTAGCGAAACTGGCGGCGGCACTCTGCTGGCGACGCTGATGGGCGTCCACCTCGAGCACTACGTCGCCGATCACCCTGAGGTGCTGGTCGGCGAGGCCTTCGACCGGTTCATTGCGTGGACGCGGCCGATGCCCTTGGGCGGCATGCGGTGAGCGCCGAGACGGACCGGTTCCTCGCCGAGCGTGCGGTGCAGCAAGCCGCCGAGCATGCTGAGCGGTTTGCGCTGATGCGGCACAACCGCCGCTTGTTCGCCGAGCGGCTCCATTGGGCCGATGGCGTGCTGGCCGCATGCGAGCGGCTCGATGAGGAGTTCCCGGATTGGGTGGCGTTGTGGCGGCCGGCGAATCCTTATCCGGGCTTCGAGCGGCCGGCGGGCTACGTGATCACCAATGGCGATAGAACGCGGTGGGCGGCCACGCTGGAGGAGCTGGCGTCCTCGCTGCGGTCCTTACCCGGCTAGGGTCTCGGGCTCGTCGGGCGGCGGCCGGTGCTCGGCGATCCAGGCCTCGATTTGGTTGCCGTCCCAGATGTATCCGGCGGTCAGTTGCTTGATCGGTTGCGGGAAGTTGGGACGGCGCATGAGTTCAGCTAGACGGGTCCGGCCGATGCCGAGACGGTCGCAGACCTCCGCCGCGCCCATAAGCTTGTCGCCCTCGACCAACACTGCGTGACCGTATTGGGCGATCTGGCTGCATGATCGTGCAGTGCAAGGTCATGCAGTTGACGGGCGACATTGTGTGCTGAGAGCGTTGATCGCGCAACTGAGAGTAGACAGAATTAGATGATCGTCTTCGTAACATGATCATGCAGAATGTTACGCCACCATAACGGGGAGTACCACGCACGGAGGCTAGTACACGAGAGTGAGAGCTTCCAAGAAATGTGGCTGTGGCGGCAGCTGTGACGGTGTGACATGGGGGAATGCATGATCCGCGCTGTTATCTACATCCCGCCCTACGACGACCTTGACGGCTACTTCGCGACGAAATGCCAGCGGTACGCCGAGCGCCGCGGCTACCGGGCGCCGGCCCTGATCGCACGGTCCTGGGACACGGTGGAGCGCCTCCTACTCAACGGCTGGGCCCAGGTGGCGATCGTGGCCCGGTACGAGCATCGGGAGGGCGCCAGGCTGATCGAACCCGAGGTCGTCGAGCAGGAAGAGCTTGCAACGGTTGTGATCCTCGACCGTCGGCGTTCGCAGCCGGGACGACACCGGGCTCCCGAAGCCGCCGGCTGGTGCCCGAACGAGCGGCCGAGTCTCGCCGAGCGCATCATCGATGACGCGATGCGGCGATGGCGATTCGGCGTCTCGGCGATCCATGTGACCCCGGATAGACGTAACCGTTAACGACACTTAACCCAGCATCTGTGCCGTTAGGGGGTACGCTCGGGCCGTGACGATGAAGCGGGCTGGCATCTACGGGCGCAACAGCAGCGCGAACGAGAAGAGCATCGCCGACCAGCTGACCCTCGGCCGTGCCGCCGTCAGCCGCAACGGGTGGATCCTGGCGGGGGAGTACTCCGACGACTCCTCGGCGTCGCGGTACCGGTCGAAGGAGCGCGACGACTGGGCACGCCTACTCGCCGACCTGACTGCGGGACAGCTCGATGTCCTCGTCCTCTGGAAGTCGGCCCGCGGGTCGCGTGACGAGGTCGATTGGTTCCTGCTGCTGCGGGCCTGCCGGGAACGCGGTGTCCTGATCCACGTCATGGCCGACAGGCGCAGCTATGACCCGCGCCTGTCGCGCGACTGGAAGACCCTCGCCGAAGACGGCGTCGCCTCGGCGTACTACTCCGAGGAGCTGAGCGAGAACGTCCGGCGCGGGATCCGTGAGGCCGCGGTCGCCGGCACTCCACACGGCCGGCCCTCCTTCGGCTACGACCGGAAGTACGACGGCGATGGCCGACCGCTGCGGGTGCCGAACGAGCACGTGCCGATCGTCCGCGAGCTGTTCGACCGTCTCGACATGCTCACCCCGATCAGCGTGTTGGAGAAGGACTTCCAGGCCCGCAACCTTCCCTCCCCGCGCGGCAAATGGAGTCGCCGGACGATCCGCGTTATCGCTGGCAATGTCGCCTACATCGGCAAACGCCTCTTCGACGGCGAGATTCGCGACGCGCAGTGGCCGGCGATCGTCGACGAGGACGTCTTCTGGCGCGTGCAGCAGCTGCTCAGCGCGCCGGAGCGGAAGACCACCAGGCCCGGATCGGGGAAGTACCTGCTGTCGTACATCGCCGTCTCGTCGTGCGGCGGCCACGTCGCGCTCGGGTCGAGGGACCGCTACGGGTGCGACGCCGACGGCTGTACCTATATCCGGCGCGCTGACGCGGATGCTGTGGTCACCGCGCTTATCCTGGCGCGACTCGGCCAGCCGGATGCTCGCCAGCTCTACGCGCAGAACGACGCTCTAGTCAAGGCGGCCAGGGCGGAGGCGGACCGGTACCGCGTCCAGCTGGAGGAGGCCCGGCGCTCGTTCGAGCTTCCGGACGGCATTTCGGCAGAGGCGCTGGCACGCAAGGAACATGCGCTCCTGCCGCTGATCCAGGATGCAGACCGCCGATCCCGGGGCGCAGGCGTGAACGCAGCCCTCGACGAGCTGATCGACGCCGACGACAAGGCGGCGGCGTGGGCGCGGCTGGAGGTGGCGGCACGACGGCAGGTCGTCAAGACACTAGCGCGCGTCGTGGTCGGCCGGCCCGCGGGGCGCCTCCGTCGATCGGCCGATGCGGGCGCACGCCTGACCGAGGCGGCGGTCCGGCTCGACGGCAGCACCTGGGTCGGCGACTCCCGTACGTGGCGCGAGCTAGGAGGCTTGGTCCTGCCCGAAGAGTCGGCGTAAATGCTTGTACTCCTCACGACGCCGCTGGAGATCGGCGTCGATCCGTTCGATCTGGATCTGCACCAGCTCGGCGCGCTGTCGTTCGGTGAGTCCGGGATCGTTCAGGATCTGCCGGATGACATCGTCCTTGTAGGGATCGGGGACCGCCGGCTCGACTGCATGGTGGACCGCGAACGACATTGCGCCGGCCTCGACGTACCCCACTCGCGTGAGCAGCTCGATCTGCTCGCTCTGGGGCAGGCCGAGGCTGTCGAGGACCTGCCTGGCGGACTCGGTGCTGATTTCGGTAGCGCGATTTGCCCAGCGTTCGAGGGTCTTCGTGGTCAGGCCGACGCGGCGCGCGAAGGCGCTCTTGTTTCCATGGCCCCTGGGTCCGGGGTCGAACCGGACGATGAGGGCGTTGATCTCCTCAGCCCACGCGTCTCGGTCAATTCGGCCGCCAAGCATGGCCAGACTATACGCGACATGCGTGCCGCGACATTCCGACATGCGTGCAAGTCGCTGATCAAGGGCTAGATACGGCATTGGTCGACCCCTGGCCTTGCGTTGCCGTCGCTTTCTGACGTCGCGGATCGTCATGCATCGAAGAGTAACCCGACATGTATGTCGGACTCAACTCATACGTTCAGGCTAGTTGCCGACACGCATGTCGGGGCCTAGACTGCGACATGTGAGTACAGACATGCATGTCGCAACTGCCGAGACTCGGGCGGGGGTGTTCCTCAAGACCGAACACTTCGCCCTGGTCGCGCGGCTGCTGAACCTGACCTCCGACGTCGCGCTCGGCCGCGCCGTCGGTCTGAACCCGATGACCATAAGCCGCGCACGAGAGGGCGTCATCGGCGAAAAGTTCATCGCCGCCGTCCTGTCGTACTTCGCCGGCCGCGCCGAGGAACTGGCCAAGTACGGCGTCGGCGCTCGGTTCGACGACCTCTTCGAGATTGCGCCGAAGCAGGCCGCGGCATGACCGGCCCCGTCACCGACCCGCCGCCGAGCGGACCCGGCAAAGACCTGTTCGGCGACTATGCCGAGCAGCTCGCCACGGTCGGCAGCGAGGTCATCGAGCCGCTCGCCGAGTATCTCGAGCGCGTCGCCGCTGCAGCGCCCCGACTGACCGACGACCAGTACGCGAAGCTGATTCCGCTCTTCGCACGGAGAGCCGCATGACCCGCGTCGCTCTGCTCGCCGAGTTCTTCACGCTCGGCCGTGACCAGCTTGCCGCCGTGCGCGTCGATTCGGACCCGTACCGCCGTGCCCTGCTGGACATCGCCGTCTCCCGCGCCGAGGACGTGCTGGCGACGCTGACCCAGCTCGGCGCCGAGTCTCCGGCCCGCCGGGATTCCTTGGCCCCGCCCCAGGGCCTCGGGGTCGCTACGCCCGGCGGGCCGGTCGACTCCGGCCGGGGCGGGGAGGGACCGGGGTCAGAGCCGGTCCGCCCCGGCCGGTTCTCCCTGCCGCTGCGCCCGGCGGTGCCGCGTTTCGAGTCGGACCCGCCGATGCCGCTGCCGCCGCCCTCACCTGGCCCGCCGCCGCCTCCGGTACCGCCGCCGCCGAGCGCGATCCCGCTGGGCGTCGGCGCGCTGTACGACCCGCTGATCGGCGCCCGACGGGCGCCGACGACCTGAACGAAGAAGCGGGCCGACCCCTCGCCGGGCGGCCCGCCAACCGGATCAAGACCTCCCCGATGAGAAAGGACCGATCCGATGACCACGACGGTACGCGAGACCCGGCGGGCCGCCGAGCTGAAGCCCGGCGACTGGCTGATCGACGACGAGAAGGGCAACCGGAACCCCAACGAGGTGATGGCCGCGTTCCAATACCCGACCGCGGACGGCATGTGCGTGCATCTGACGACGCAGGTGCCGGGCGAGAACCCGTACTCCGCGGGCAACATCCCGCTCGACTTGGCGTTCGAGTTGGCCACCGAGGCTGAGCTGGCCGCGCTGCGCGAGGCGGCCGACCGCGCCAGGTTCGCTGCTGGTCTGCGGGAGTTCGCCGACTGGATTGGGGCCAACGGGTGGGCGCCGGTCGGGTGGGACGGCTGCGGATTCCAGCACGCCCGGGTCCAGGTCGACCTGCATGGATCCGACGAAGATGCCACCGCCGCGACGGTGTCCAGGATCCGTGATCTCGCGGATCGGCTCGGCGTGAAGACGCAGGAGTTGGATGACCGCACCGACGCGAGCGTCGTGATCGGCGCCGTCTCGTACTCGGTGATCGCCTGGCACAGGAACGGACGCCCGGCTGAGCCGAACAGGTGCGTGGCGTCGCTGCACATTACGGCGCAGACCGCTGACGCGCGCTGCTTTCGTTGCGGTGCTGCCGGCGTTGTCGCGGCGTATGAACCCGCGGCGGACCCGACCGGCCTGGCCTACTCCCGCGCCGACGACGAGGCCGACGACCCGACGCCGGTGTCCCCGGCCCGGGTGCCGCTGCACACCGGCGGCGTGGTGGACGGCGTCGGCCTGGTCGACGAGACCGACGCGCCGCTTCCGAAGTGCCTGCCCGGTTGCCGCCGCACGGACGAGGAGTACGGCAAGGGCTCAAGCACTCACGCCGACGGTTGTCCGGAGTGGGCGGCGATGAAGGCGCGCGAGACCGAGAGCGAGGCCCGCTGATGGCCGCCTTCCTGGTCTGGTCGAACGATCACCGCATGTGGTGGCGGCCAGGCCACCGCGGCTACACCGAGTTTATCGACGAGGCCGGCCGCTACGCCCGGGCCGAAGCGGAGAAGATCGTCGCCGGCGCCACCATCAACGGGCAGCTCACCGTCCGGCGGACGGACCCGGTGACCGGCCGGGAGTACAGCCAGCTGTCCGAGGTGCTGGTGGCCGCCCCCGAGGACATCCCCCTGGCGACCGCCATTCGGCTGGTGATCGTCCGGACCGACGACGAGCACCTGACCGTCGAGGTCGACGGCGCCGAGGTCGCCCACGCCAACCACGACGAGCACGGCTGGTCCGGCATGGACGCCGTCGAGAAGACAGCGCGGGGCATTGCCGAGGCGGCCGGGCTGGCCATCAACGAAGAGTGGCGGGAGAGCGAGTCCTGATGCCCGCCGAGGTGAAGCGCGATCCGCTCGGGATCGTCTACGACACCAGCTACGAGGACGCCGACGGAACCGTGCACTACACCCGGCACCAGGCGGGCGGCACCGCGGGCGGCCCGGCGCGCTGGTCGTCAGAGCACGACTGCAACCCGATCTGCGGCTGCCACCTCGCCTCGAAGTGCCTGGGCTGCGGGGTGTGCATGACCTGCGACGGCTGCTACTGCGGGGAGGTCTGATGGCGCCCGAGCGGTGCGAGATCGCGACGCTGGACGGCCTCGCCCGGATCGCCGACGACGCGGTCGACGTCCGGCAGTGCACCGATCCGCCGACGCACGACGTGACCGTGCGACGCAGCAGTGTCCTCGTCCACGCACGGATCTGCGACAGCCACACCGCGGCGTTGCGCGGGGAGGACGGCTACATCTGCGCGGTCCGGCTGGACGCCTGCATCACCTGAGACCCGGCGCGGCGGGACGAGTCACCTCTCAACTGTTCGATCCCGCCGCGCCGCCCAAACCGCCGGACGGGTCACGGCCCCCGATTCCGCCCGGCACCTCCGGCCCCGGGCGCGGTTTGCGCCAGACACCCCGC